ATGTCGGACGCAGAGCTTTGCAACTCTGAGTTTAGTTGGTCGCCCCCGTTACCTTCTATAGGTAGGGGTGGTCAGCGAGCAACTGTGCACGTGAGTGCACCTTTTGACCAGCGGGTCAAAAGTTACTACTTGCAAGTTGAAAGTAGTCCGGATCTTTTTGTAAGATCTATTCCTATGGCGTTCCGTAGGAAACATAGCTTACTCGGTAAGCTATACCCCGAAGATAAGCTTTATCTTCGAGACTTATTCTGGACTGACCAGTATAAGTATATTATGTCCCGTCTCTACGGGACATATTCGTCCAACTTCCAGAGGAAGTTGAGCGAAACCCTGTCCACCGGTAAACTCCGGATAGTTAGACAGTGGTTCTATACGGCCAATGGTGTCGTCCTGCCCTACCTCATGGAGGGGTTGGAGGACCTACAGGTCGTAGACTCCCTCACAAGATATGTGATGGAGGGGTGCGCGAACAATTACGCGCACTTCATTTCGTCTCTTAAGAAGACAAAAAAGTTAATGCGGAAGTCCGCCGCATTACATGGGATACCCAACCAGGGTATCACCATCCCCTTCGCAGGGTCCACTAGGCAACATCTGGCCTACGTGAAACTCTTTAACCAGGTTATTCCTGGCCTCAACGCGAAGAGGGAGAGGTTTCGAAGCCTCCTTCTCTGGACTCAGTCCAGAGCAACCGGGCTGTGTGACAGCTCGATGATCGAGAAGAGCTTGGAAAAATTCCGAGCAACTATTACAGTTGCATGCGCTCCTCTCGAGATTGATGTAGGGATCCTACAATCAACGATCAGGACCGGCAATGTGACCGGTCTTGAGGCTCAGGTCTCGACTGGACCTAAGTCATGTTTGCAGTTCCCGCAGAAACCGCAAATGGCTGAGAGGCGTAATTACCTCCCAGGATCCCGCCGGGACGAAACTGGCGGGCAAACTAGGTGCCTACTGTACCTAGCTAGTAACCGTGTCCTACACGGTTCCTACGATGTCAGAACCTTGGAGTTCGCTCCCTTCCTGACACCCCGTCCTGTGAGATCATCACAGGACTTGCTTTCATGGGCCATCCATGAAATACTTGAAACTGGGTGGAAAGTTCGATCCACCCGGTACCACTGTGTCGAAGACCAGAGCAAGGCTCGGTCAATCACAGTGGCCCATTACGCCTATCAAGTCGTAATGGGGGCGTTTTCACACGCCCTGGTCCCTGCGGTAGTTTCCGCAGAGACTAAAACGGGCCTTACCAAGGACCGTAATCTATGGAGATTTCTCCATGATCAACTCGCGCCGGAGAACCCAGCGTGGGATGGTTTCCAAGGAAACCCAGTCAGAGGTTTCAGTACAGACCTTGAGGAAGCCACCGATTTTGGCAATTGGTGGTTCGCCAAGGCTGTCTGGTCGGAATTTATCCGTCAGACCTCTGGCTCTCAGCAGCCCACCGGGCTGATGATGTTGGCAAAGTGTATCTACACTACCAAGAGACTCGTGTTCTTCCGAGTTTCGAAGAATCAGTATTCCCGATTCTGGACATCAAGAGGCTTCTTGATGGGAGATTACTTTACTAAAGTAATCTTGACTATCGGACAGGATTATAACGTCCGAAAGGCCCTATTGGATTCTCCAATAGGAAATTTCTCGACCAATCGAGAAATTGAAAGGCTTGGATTTGCCAAGCCTTATAACCTTGAGACTCTCAAGGCTAGAGGCCTCCATGAGAGGAAACCTCTCCGACCAGTTATAGCTGGATCAGCTTACACACTGGTCGGAGACGATGTAGTAGTTATCTACGTCGTAATCTGGGCGGAGGGGAACTTGTCCCCGTACTTCCGCACAGCAGCTTCCACCGGAGGGTGGAAGATATCGGAGGATGACACCTTCGATAGTGACCACTTGCTCTTCTATTGTGAAGAAGGGTCTTTAGTTCCTAGGTCTTCCTTGGATACTACTCGCCAGTCTATCTGGAGAGGAAGAATAGTCGACTACCTTGACTATCCTCGAATCCGTCTCTTTCTACCTGTGAAGGTTGAGACGAATGTCTACTCGTGTACTAACACGGGCAGATTTGACCTCCTTGGTAAGGAGGCTCGATGGGTTACTGGTACTTCCAGTAGCCGCGCCCAGTTGATGTATTCAACTGGTCAGGTACTTCAACATCTGCTGGTACCTAGGGACATAGAGTGTCTGTGTCCCTACACTCCGAAGGAGATCGGGGGAGATGGGTCCTACGACCCCGATCCTGATTTCATCTCGGAGATAATACGCCGTAAGTCGAAATCTACGGCGGAAACGCTCTATCGTATGGAGCGTCAGCTTATGAGAACATGGGCTCATAAGTACGTGGTTTCTGACAAACCACGGGGGGGCGTGTTCAAACACGACCTCATTCTTCCTACGCTAGACCGGCTTAGGAAGTGGCTGCCTGAACGGGCGGTTATAACTCCTCCTAGCGAGGAGCACGCCGAGCTTCTACAGGCTCTGCCCCGTGGGATCCTAGAGAGTCCCACGTTAACTTTCTTCAAGATCGTGAAGAGAGTCTATTACCACTGGCTATTCCGTGGTATATTACTGCCTAACCTGATGGTTAAGTCAGACGTTGAGTCCAAGAGAGGCTCAACGAAGGAAGCGCCCCTCTGGCGCTTCTTTGATAGAGAGAGGATGGAATCCTATCTCGAAAGGTGGAGAAACCCCGGTTTCTCCTACCGGGACACCGATCCTTATTTCGTTGTCCCATATAGGCATAAGGACGTCCTTAGCCTAGGCTGGAACTGGAAGTTCCGAGCAGAACGACCGACTGAAACCAGTCGGATCGATGTGACATCGTTCCTAGATGTCATATTACACGGTAAGGATGTCCCTCTTATCGTGGACCGTCTCAATATGTATTTTGAAACGGATCCCCTACTCATGATTAGAGTAAGGGAGAATAACTCCATAAATGGGGTTATTGGTCTAGTCTCGGGCGACAAGAAACTTGCTCGCCGGATCATTGAATTCGTCCGTGCGAACCGAGACCGGAATTCGCGGGTGATCCTTATTCACCCGTCGATCTTCTTCCTGGGACGTATCCAGGAAGTCCAAACAAGTGTCAACTTGTTTGATGCCGGGGCCATTAACTACTTCGGTCGAACTGTAGGAAGGAGTAACCTACAGGATGTCGACTGCGCTGGTCTTAAGTACCAGTCCGAAGTGAAGTACCCGGGAGTCTCGTCAGTTTGGCCTGACGGGATAGTCTCTCGCCGAGTAAGGCGAAAGAACGAGATCCGGACCGAGGGTCCGGATCTAGGCTACATTGAAGACCTTGTAGTCTCCAATCAAACTGCCGTCCGGCAGTTTATCGAGTGGCAGATGTCTGCCACTCCTGAAGAAGAGGCCCAGAAATGGAACGAG